TGAGAATTGTATGAAAGCATTTTGTATATTAGCATTTGTAATACCAGCAGTACCACTTAAATTTGTATTTGTAAGGCCTGTTATTGTATTAGAACCGGCCGCAATTGTTTTATTAGTCAAAACGTCTGAAGAAGTTTCAGTAACAATGTTACTATCTAAACCTATTGTAATCGTGTCGCCTTGACTTACTGTAGTTGTAATGCCGTCATTACTTTTTAATTTTAAAGTTCCACCTAGTGAAATTGATATTGCTGAAGAAGAATCATCTCTAATACCAAAACTTGAATTTGTTAAAGAAGAATTACCAATGTTTAAAAGAGTATTACTCGAACCACTGATAGTTTTATTTGTAAGGGCAACTGAACTGCTTGGTGTAAATGTAATAGTATTACCATCACCTATTGCAGTATAAATTTCATTAAAGTTATCATTTATAATTGTACCACCAGAACGAAGGTTTGTACCTGTTCCGTCGTTTGCTGATGTACCTATGTTGAGTGTTTGCTTAGCCATTAATTATTCTTTTGTTATATTTATACATATATTACGGTGTTGCATCATCAAAAGTTATAGGGTTTCCATCAGTGTCTAAAGTTTGGTCAAACTTAACTACCGTATTATCAAATTGATTAAATGGAGCTATTATGGATACCTCTGCTGGTATACTTAATTTTGTTTTTATTTTTCTTCCCGTTTCTGTAGAACAAAACAATAATGTGTTATCAATACCATCAAGAATTGTTTTTGTTCCGAATGTTAAATTATTTCCCAATTCAGCTATAGAATAATTTGTGTCTATACTTCTAATAAAAGCACCTAGAACCTGTTTGTTAATTGTTTCGTAACGAGGTCCAGCATATGCAAATCCTTGTACGACTCTTGTATTGTTAAAAGTATCTCTAACCCTCGAAGCAAAAGATAAATTTACAGGAGATCTTCTTAAAGTTATATCTCTTGTTGTAGTGGAGAAAGGAGAACCTTGAGTTGTATTTAAATCTGATGTAATTCCTAAATTTGCGTTAACTCTCAAAGTTGTTCCATCATCTATTGTACCTAATCTTCTACCAAATATTGTAGAGAATAAAGTACTAAGAATGCTGAATAAAGGTCCTTCATTAAATCCTGAAACTCGTCCAACAATAGGAAATTTAATTTTTGCATTTATTGTTGATTGTATATTTACTTGTCCTGAAAATAAAAAACCTGCTGTATGCATTGTTTTTTTAAAATTATCTCTCCAATCATTAATTGACCTAGATATTTTTATAACATATGAAAAATCTTGATAAAATAAACTATCTTGTATTTTCATAGTAGATTCGGAAACAAATCCATCTTCGTTTATGAAAAGTCCTTCAGTATCGCCTATAGCACCAATATTTACTGTAGACGTAGCGTTATCTATTTTTTTTATTGTAGCCGTAGCTCCTGAAATTGCTCCTGTAACTAATGTATCTATGTTAATTGTTCCTGAGTTATTTTTTAAAATTAGTAAACCTGTTTGTGAATTGTAACTTACAACAGTAGCAGTTATGCCGCCTGTAATTGTAACTATTTCTCCTTGTACAAATATTAACGAAGCATTTAAAACTATGCAAGATTTGAAAAAATTTAATGTAGGAGGTGTAGGAGGTAAGTCATATTTAATTCCTAATTCAACAGTATTTAAATCTAATATGCTACCAATATTTGAACCAAAAGATTTCAGTTTGCAACCCGTTCCTCCTGTTGTGGAAACTGAAATGATAGGTAAAGATTTATATCCAGAACCTTGATTATACAAAAATATATCTGTTATATCTCTATTACCTGTACCTATTTCTTGTATTAATTTATTTCCTTGATATGTGTCAAATTGTGTAGTTGCATCTTCTAATATAATATGATCTTCTGTTGTACTTGTACTATCTTCAGGTGTAAATGCTCCATTAACTACAGAAATAAAACCTGCAGCTCCTCCTCCATTAGTATTAGTGTTATTAAAAATTAAATTATCTCCTATGTCATATCCTGATCCTGATATATCAATTAAAATTTCATTAATACCTCCAGAAGAAATAGTTTTAGTTTGAATAATAGATGATTCGCCACCTCCAACAATATCAACATTTTCAAATTCTGAATGTAAAAATCCTCCATTTGTAATTACTTTTGAAATAGGAATACCTGTAATATTAGCTTTGATTAAAATATCATCATTATCGCTGGAAGTTCCTATAACTTGTTCACCAACTATAAAAGAACCTATAATACTATTAGAATTTAAAACAAATTCAGATACATTGTCTACACCAATTAAAAAATTTGTAACATCTTCAACTATAGCAGTTGCATTTGATATTTGACCAGTAATTGTTCTACCTATTAAATTAGAAGAATTTCCTATTACGTTAATAGTTCTTAAAACTTTATTAGATGTAAATTTACCATCAGATATCCTTAACATTTGTTCACGAGGATAAAAAGTTTCAGAAGTTTCATTAAATAATAATCTAAAAAATACTTCATGTCCTGTTTGTGTACCTTTTTTATTATATAAAGACTTTATGTTCTTAATTAAATTTCTTTTATTAACACTTGAATTTAAATTTTCAGGCAGTGTAACTAAAAATTCATTTCTAAATTGCGTTAAAAAATTTGAAATAACTTTATCAGGATCTCTAAAGTTTAATAATTCTTGTATGTTGCTTACAGGATTTTGTTTATAATTATTAATTATAGCACTAGCATTAGATGATAGTCCTAAAATTGTTTCTCCTTTAATAAATTTGTTTTGTGCAACAACAAACAATCTATTGTTATTTAAATCTTCGGTTAATATTGTTGAAGTGGCTTTTGAAATTTGACCTTGTATAATTTCACCTTTTGTAAATTTTCCAAAAATAGAACTTTCTAAAATTAATTTATCTCCTTCATCTATAGGAGTTTTATCCGATTCAATTTTTGAACCGTCTAATATTAATTTATTTTCTTGATTGGTTTCTGTTTCTAATTGTATGCCATCAGTAGTTTCAACGGAAGTAACTGTCAATTCAGCTGCTTCCATGAATGTATAATATGTTTTTAAAAATTGTAAAAATTTAGGATGATCGTCAAGTACAAAATCTGGTACCTGTGAGCCTATGAAGTTTGAAATTTTGTCTTTGAATATAGCCATAAAAATTAATAGCTAGTTGATGTTGTGTAACCTATTCCTGCATCAGCTGAACCACCTAAAAAAGTATCTACTTCTACTGTAATATTAGAATTATCAACGTCAATTTCTATAATTTGATCTCTTACAGGAACAATATCATTTGAATTTGGTTTTACAGTTAATTCTATAGACGTTGAAGTTTCACCTCTTATATTTTCTATTGTCGTTATATTTAAAGAATTTAAAGTAATTTGTCCTGTTGTGTAATTGATTGTGCCTTGTGTATTATTAATATATGTTCTTACACCACCAGATAATCTATATCTTCTTATATTACCTGCACCATCATCATCTAAAAAATAAACATTTATTGTATCGCCGCTTACTTTGAAACCTGAAGATTCTAAAATACCACCTTGTGAAGAATTATAACCCAATACAGGATTATATAAAGCGTTTCTAAAATATACATCATATTTTGTAGATAAACTTAATGTTGGTGTAAATGTTTTTTTAATTTTTATTGTAGTTATATTTGAAACTATACTAGTGTCTGTATCATCAATTAACCCAACAATTTTAGAATATCTGAATATACTATCAAATTTTTGTAAAGTGTTTGAATTATAATTTGTTAACGCACTTAATACATCTGATTTTAAAGTTGTAGCTGATTTTGTAGTTAATCTTGAATCATATTTTACATTACTAGTAATTAAAATAGAAGTGGTTTCAGGATCAACGATAACAGGTCTTACTGAAGCAACGTTATAAGGTTTTAATGCCTTAATTATATTTGCTTTTGTAGAAGTTGTAAGTGTTGAACCACTGGCCGCTTTGATTGCAATTTTTACCGTTCCATAAACAGGAGTTTCATCATCTTCTCCTCCCCAAGCACTTACTGATAAAGCATTTGGATAAATCGATCTTACAATAGTTTCATAATCAGAAGTTGTTACTGCTCTATTTTGTGCCGAATAGTTTAATGGCGCATTAAAACGAATTGACTCTTTAGATTCAGCAGCATTACCACCTTGTGATACAGAATTAGTTGTAATTGTAATATCAGAAAATCCACCAATAGTTGTTGCTAAAGTAAATGTAGAAGCTCCGTTAGATTCATCTCTATTTGTAACAATGTATTCTAATATTACAATGTTGTCAGTTGAAAGCGTTGTACCTAAAACTCCATCGCCAAAATAAACTTCAAATTTTCCATCTTCAACTTCTTGTAAAAAATAAACTTTAGATGTGTCTGTTACATTATTGAAACCGCCAGCTAAAGAATAAATATTTGTAGTTGTATCTGTAGAACCATTTTGTACAGATACTTTTAATGTTGTTGTATCTGCATTTGAATTTTGAATTAAAAATCTCTGGTCTGGATCATTTTTATCAACTGTATATCTAAACGTAACTAACGTGCCTTCGTAAATATCTACATTTGAAAAATTAAATACACCATTTGCAGGAGTAATTGTATAATCTTCGTTTGTTATATATTGATAACCTACTCCTGAAACTGTAGTTGTAAATACGGTGCCCTTTGTTAATGTTAAAGTTGAACCTGTAGCATCATTCACTTCAATATCTATATTTGCTACTGGTGATTTTACTGATGATGGTGTGTAGTTTAACATTTTAGCGATAGACACAATATTTTTTCTTATGTCAGCGCTGTCTAAGTACATTTCATTTGCTAACATATTAGCATTGAAACCTAGATAGTGAGTATTGTAAGCAAGTATATCTAAAAGAATAGCAAAACCTGAACCTTCAAAATTATAATCTGAAAATTCTGATTGACTTTGTAAAAACGTTTTTAAATTGGCCTTGACAGCATCAAAATCAAAATCTGATACTTCTAATTTATTACTTGCCATATTATCTTAGTCTTTCTAAAAATGTTTGTACCGTAATCAATTCAGCAGAACCAATAACGTAAAAGTAAATACTCAAATCATATGAATTTCTATCAATATCAGGTCTTGCTGATACTTGAACCAATTTGATTCTTGGTTCAAAATTTTGTAACACCTCGTGTACTTTTCTTTGTAGATTCAAAGCAGTCAATGGTGTCATTAATTCAAATAACATCGCTCTTATATTTGAACCTATTTCAGGAT